GGCCCTGGCGGCGGCCCAGGCGGCGGCCCAGGCGGCGGCCCTGGCGGCGGCCCAGGCGGCGGCCCAGGCGGCGGCCAATTCTTCCGCCGTCGCTTCGCCTCGCGCAAAGCGCTCTGCGGTTTCAATTGCCTGACGCGAGCACGCATCGTTCGGGACGTGCTTCTCAAAAATCGGGAGCGCCCGTTTCGCGCAGTAGCAGGCGAACAGCCTGATTGCGGGATCATGGCCCTCAATTGCTTGCAGCGCCCATAACGCATCGTCTAGGCCGTTACTCTCCAAGATTTTCTCTAAGGGCAGCGGTTCATCGTCAGCCTTCGTCTTGCCGAGGTGCGTGAGCAGCTTCTGCCAGCCGTTTGTGCAAGGGTGTTTCGCGCGTATGGCGTTTAGCGTCGTCGTCAGCATGATTTCCCTCTCAATCCTCTGTTTTTTGTGGGGAGAGCGGCCGTTACTTGCTCGCGTTTGACATTCAGCAGTCAATGTCCCGGCCGCTCTCCCCGCGCCTTTGCCAGCGGGCGTCGAGTGCTGTGTTCGTTGCCCGCGCCGGTGTACCGGCCTGAAATTTATTCCGTCGTGTCAGGCGTTACTCCGTAGGACACATTGCCAACGGCGCGCTTGACCAACACCTGAAAATCAATGCACATGGTGAGCGGGTGGCCGTGCTGCTCCTTGAAGTCGAGCCATTCAAAAAGGGCCATGATTTCAGCCTCGCTCATGGTTCCAACCCGATCATCTCCAGAGGGAAATTCAGGAGCTAAGGGCTTCCAATCATCAAGATGGACAAGCCACTTTCCGCCGGAGAACAGGTATTCATATTCCTGCCAACGATCCGCCTTGAGATAGGCTTCGCGGTTCGCGTAGGTGCATGACCCTGTTTCTGTTTCGCCACAGTCACGCCCGTATGCGACACAGAAGCCGCTGACGGGCCTTGCGCAGGAGTGCCCTTCCGGGCGTTCAGGGGAAATATCCAAGGAGGAGAGGTCACCCAAGGCGATAAGCTTCCGAACCTGCTCTTCTGTGGTGTAGTGCCCCGCTAGTATCGGTCCGTGATTTTCAGGATACCCGTCAAAATGGCAGTAAATGGCCTCGATAGTCCCGTCTGGATTCTCAATGCCTATCAGGCTCCGCGTTGACATGAACCCTCCTGGTCCCTTCCAATTTCGTCCCGCCTTCCTTCCCCACACGCTTTCGCTCTAGGCCCCCTACTGGTCGCTGTTGCTGGGTCACTGGCCCTTTGGGCCTCGATCCCTGCCGCCCAGGGGCGTTGCGAGGTTCGGATTGTTCGTGCGCCGTGAATGGGTGGCGTTGAAAAGAAAATATCTAATTAGATAAAAATGTCAACAATAAAATTATCTAAAAAGAAATTATTTTGTCACACTCAAAACTCCCACACACTACGGGCACTATGAAGGAGTCATCGGGGGAGGTATTACGGATGGGTGGCTACGAGGCCAGCAGGCGGAAGAATCGTGATATGTGTAACCTGGTCCTCCCTCACGCGACACCCGCACGGGCACTGCCGGATACGGAGGACCGTCTCTTCTTTTTTCGTGGCCCAGTCGCCACTACTCAAAGTGACCGCATCCTTGTCACCAGGCAAGGGACGACCACAGGCAGGGCATGTGAGCGCTCTTCTCACGAGGTTTCTCGCGGCGTCCGCACCGCGTCATACACCGCAACGCGCCAGAATCCCGTCTCGGCGTAGATTTTCTCGCACATAAGCGACACAACCTGGCAATCGTCGTTCCAGAATTGGAGCCGCGTCAGGGCATCCTTGAGTTGCTTAATAAGATTATTTGACATTATGAAATGTCCTGATAAGGTTTTGAAAAAGAGGGACATTCTATGACCGTTACCGCGTGTGCAATTTGCTCCTGCGAGTTTATCCCTTACCGGAAAACTCAAAAATACTGCCCTGATTGCAAGGAAGTTGCGACGCAAAACCGCAAGAAGGCATGGTACATAAAAATCAATCCTGATGCCTATGCGCCCAAAAAGGAAAGGCGCTGTGTTGTCTGTGGTGAAGCGTTCCGGTCCACGTTTGACGGCTTGCCGTATTGCAATCGGCATTACCTCAAAATGAAGTTTTACGGCACTACCGAAAAAATATCCCGATACAGGAACACGATTGTCGATAAGGGCGATCATTGTGAAATCCTGACCTCCAGAGGTGAAGTTATCGCCGTTGACAAAAACGACTTGGACTTAGTGCAAGGGCATTCGTGGTGCATTGATAAACGCGGATATGTCGTTGCAAACATAGACGGCAAAACAAAAACCATACACCGGCATATCCTTGGCCTAAAAGACTCAAAAATATCCGTTGACCATGTGAACGGAAATAAGCTGGATAATACGCGCTCCAACCTGCGGCCCTGCAAGCAGAAGCTCAACAGTAAAAATTTGAGAAAAAAGAAAACGAACATATCAGGATACCCCGGCATAAGAATGACGAAACATGGAAAATACAACGTGCGGATTACCGTGGATAGAAAAGAAGTCCATGTGGGCAACTTTGACACTTTTAAAGAGGCCGTTGAGAAAAGAAAGGCCGCAGAAATAGAGCACTATGGCTTGTTCGCGCCTTCTCTCGGCACTAATGCAACTCTGTAATTTCAACTTCCCATCTCCCGTTTTCGCCATAGCGCTTCTCGGCATATAAGGTCGTTATCTGGCTGTCGTCATGCCAAAATTGAAGTCTGGTACACGCATCCTCAATTTGCTTGGCTATGTTTGTGCTATCCGGCTTTTTCACAGGCTTCTCCTTGCCAGAAAGCATGGCCGCTTGCTTTTTTCTGCTGGCGCTTTTCGGGATCGGCATGACGGCGATGATGGATAGCTTTATAGGCCCTTCCATCGGCTTTACTGGCGCGTGGTCTTTCAGACAGGCTTCCAGGGTGCGCTCATTGTCTTTCTGCCCAGTTGTCTTATACGCCTGGGCGAACTTGCCGCGCACGGCAACCCTGGGGCGCGCTTGCGCCGTGGGCACAATGGGCAACTCGAATTTCAGCATTTGCATATTTTCTCCGTGTTCGCACAGTTCGCACGCCAGGGGCCGCTTCTTTTGCGGTTTTCCAACGGCTCTCCCTGCCCTTGTTTGAATTTTCTGCAAAAGTAATCCACTGGCAATTTTCTGGACAATAATCTTTACCACTATCAATCCTGTCTATTGTCAAATTATCTGCGTATCCATTCCTCATCGCCCAAGCCAAGAACACATTAAAATCACTCCACTCATCACATACTTTTATCCCTTTTCCTCCGTATATATGGTATTTTTTGTCATTTTTATTGAAGCACCTCTCGCGCATGTGCTTCCATGTCCGATACAATCTGGTTCCAACATACCCATGCTTGGTCTTTGTTAATTTCCTGACTTCGGCTTGCAAACATCCGCAGCTTTTTATTCTCCCTCTGCGTAAATGACTGCCGCAGACTGTCTTTGTACGTCCACAGTCACACAAGCATTCCCATAAAGCTTGCCCAGCTTTATATGATCCATTTCTGCGTATTACCAATAGCCTATTGAATTTTAATCCCGTTAGATCACCTTTCATTGCTTCCTCTTTGTTTTCACAGATACGACAAGCAAGTTCTCCAGCCCAACTCCCAGGGCATGACCGCCCACACGCGTTGGGGTGTATGGCGGTCGTCACTTTCCCCACCATATTACAACCAGCCAGAGTGCCACACATGATAACCCAGACATTCCCGTCACGACGCCCGACGCTGGATGTTCAAACAACGCGAGAAAAGTAATCAGCCCCAGCAGGGATATCACCGAAAATTGCTTCACCCCTTCCCTCCAACTCTCGCCCTCGCAACGAACTCTTCCAAATGCCCGTCCACATCCACGATGCACACGCCCTGCTCATAACCAGAGAGCTTATTGAGCGCAGCGCAATCCTTCCGATCTCCCAGCGTGCAGATCGTGCAGGCGAGCTTGAGCCGGGCGTCTTTGCGGACCTGTGAGGCGAGCCTAGCCATGCGCCCCCTTCGCCATCATGGATTCTAATTCGTCGTCAGTGTAGCTCCGAGGCTTATCTGGGGCTTGATCAATCTGCATCGTCGCTTCATCCAGCCAGCCCATGGCATTAAGCCAGGAAGCCGGGTACTTGATGAACTGTCCGCCGTCCTTTTGCCAATCATGGCCCGCGCTTTGCGCTGCTATGGCTGCGAGGATGGTTTCTATCGGCGGCTTTGTCCCATTGAGTTTCTTCCAAGCCTTGATGGCGTCGCCTTTAGACTTTTTCTTTGGGTAGGCTTGCCAGAATCGCTCAAAATCAGGATCGCTAGGCGGCTTGCTCGCGCGCTTTGCCGGAGGCAAATGCGCAAGAGTGTCTTTTTTTGAAGATGAAGATGAAGATGAAGAGCGTGGTGACGCCTCGGTGACGCCGTGGTGACATGGTGGTGACATGGCCGGTGACTTTTCCGGTGACATATCCTCTGAATTCTCCTTATCGCGAAGCCTTTTCTCCGCCTGGTTTCTTGTTTTCCGCTCTCTATCATGGGCATCCCTTACCATGCGGCGTGAATAGATGACGCCCTCCGGCGTGCGACTCGGTATCCCGGCTTTGGTTAGCTCTTCAAGCAGGGTCGTGTATTGCCGAAGGGTATCGCAGCCGCACTTTCGCGCAACGAATCCAGGGGGAATAGGCACGCCGTCCATGGAGAGGTAACCATACCGTTCAGAGTCATGCATCAATATCATCATCCGCAACCAAAGGCCCTGTGCCTCCAGAGAGCATCCAGAAATGTTGTCCCGGAGCCAATCGCCGGGATAAAATTGGAAAGAAGGTATTTTGCTCATATATCCTGCCAGTGTCTTTCTGCTTCTTCCTGACTCGCCACAGACGCCGCGCTGACAAACTGAAGATATTTTCGTCGGTATATGAGGGGCGCGTCCCCAACGGCGTTGTTGCGGCCCTTGGCCACATTCACAATAACCTCAACGTTGTCTCCCGCGTCTTCATTCTTCCAGGGCACGATAAACAGGATCACATCCGCGTCCTGTTCGATAGCGCCGGATTCGCGCAGGTGTCCCAGGCGCGGCCGCTTCTCCTTCTCAGCCTCACGGTTAAGCTGGGCCAGGACCAAGATCGGGATGTCCAGATCAACCGCCAGGAGTTTGAGCGACCGGCTTATCTCGGACACCTCGCGCTCGCGCACCTTGTCCCGGACTTCCGGCCGCATGAGTTGCAGGTAGTCCACCACAAGCAAGCCCAGACCCTTGTCACGCTTCCACTGGCGGCACATGGCGCGCAATTCCGACGGACGCATCTCGCGCTTGTCGCAAATCATGAGGGGGAGTCCGTGGAATATCTGGCCATAGTCAAAGAGCTTTGCCCAGTCGCTGTCAGAGAGTGACGCATTGCGGAATTTCTGGGCATCCACAGTGGCCCCAGTAGCCATGAGGCGATGCGTCAGGGAGGTGCGCGTCATTTCCAGGGAGAATAGGCCAACGGTGATACCGCCGCGCGCCGCGTGTTCCGCGATGTTGAGCGCCATGGCTGTCTTGCCCGTCCCGGAGCGCCCGGCCAGGACAGTCACCTCGCCCGGCACAAATCCGGCGGTGTACCTATTGAGAGCCGTCCATGGTGACGGGACTCCAGCCAAGCCGCCCGCTTTTTGCAGCCGTTCCAGGTCGCGCATGTAGTCGTTGAGATATTGAGAGGGTGTCACAGTCTGCCCGTGCGGAAGCGTCCCGTGAATGGCCGCGTCGATCTCTTGGGTGAATCGGCCGCACTCCTGTACGTCCGCAGCCAGGTCGAACCCGCTCTCGATGACGGCATACCCCACGTCTATAAGGCGACGCCGGGCAGCCATTGCACTCACGATTTTGGCGGACTGGATACCATGCGCAGGGAACACGGCGGCTCTGGCTAGTTCAGCAAGATAGACCGGGCCGCCCACCTCGTCGAGTTTGCCCATGCGGGAAAGCTCGTCGCCCAGGGTGACGAGATCGACCGCTTTCGCCGCGGCGGCCAAGCGCCCCATGCCCGCAAAAATGGACTGATGCGCGGGCGAATAGAAGTCATCGGGGCGCACAACGCCCGCAAGGTCATCTAGTATCGCCGGACGCACGAACACCGCACCTAAAACAGCTTGCTCGGCGTCCGGGCTGTGTGGTGGTGTGCGGGAGAGATCAATTTCCATTGGCCGCACCCCGCTGTTTGAAAGTCCATGCCACGCAAGCACGGAACCAGCCCCCGGCATACGTGCAGCGTTGCCCGCAATCAAAACAGTTGGCCGTCGTGAGGCGGTCGCGGGCCTCAACAGGTGGAGTTTTTGGAGGAATCTGGAAGCCGCAAACCTTGTTCCGGCGGCGCGTATGCCACCAGCGCGTTAAGCCGCCCCATAGGGAAGTTTGAGAAGCTTTAGGAGTTTTCACGGATTCCTCGAATGGCCCTAAGGTCTTTCCATGCGTTGCGGTTCTTTCCCAGTTCATAGGCCCCAAGGCCCTCCAGGAAGCGTTTGCGGATGAACACGGACGGCGGATCACCTTCGGCGTCCGCGAGCTTGCGGACGTACTCAAGAAGCTCCGGCTCCAGGCCGTTCAGCGTCAGCGATTCTTTTTCACTACCCATGGTCTCGTCCAACGGCTCGCCCACAAAACGCCTCCAGGTTGCCGTGTCGCTACACTCACACTCTCACGCCAGTAACCCGGACATTCGTCCGGGGGAAACCGCTCACTTTATTTCCGCCCCTCCTCCCGGTATTGGGAGACAACCACGTCAACTCAAACCGAGAGGAGGAGCGAAATGTCTGACCTCGAACTTGCAAAGCTCACCCGAAGCCTTACCGGTATTCACGCAAGCCTACTCACGATTGCCGATCTCCTGGCCGACGGGAAGAAAGACGCCAAAAAAATTTACGACAAACACCGCCTTAGCCTTCTTGATCCACAGGAGCGGCAGCGGCAGGCGTCTCTTCAGCAAAAAGCCACGTTAAGCAACAGCAACTCCGCTATGGGGATGCACGCCATGAGGAAGATGTGCCAGTTCATGCCCCCTCCTTCGCCGCGGAATGGGGGGGTGGGGGCTGTAAGCGCTCCCATGTTGTGAGGCGAATGTCTTTGCCGGATAGGAATTTGTAGATGACGGACGGGCTGACCCCTCGCGCTTGGGCATAATCCTTAATCTCTTGCCCAGTGGTATCGAGATGGTCCTGTAAAAATTTTCGTTTATCCATGCCTCTTGATTATCTAATTAGATGTTATAGTCAAGAGGTAATTATCTTTTTGGAGATTTGACCTGTGGAAGATTTGATGCAAGCTGTACCAATGGGTATTTTGTACGAAAAAACTCATGCGTGGCTTAGGACCAAAGCCCAAGAGGCAGGGAGTATAGCCAGTCTTTGTTCTTTGGCTAAAGCCCACAATCCCACTATGTACAAGGTGTTATCCCAAGACAAAAACACAAATGCGAGGGCCTATCTCACTTGGTTAGAAAATCTTGGGGCGAAAATCACTTTCCCTGATGAGCAAGCAGACCTCACACGAAATGTCTGTTGGGTGGACGCAAAAATTGTGTCAGCTGGCGAAGGCCAGAAGAAGCCAATCGCCGAAGATTATTGGGCCGTTCCGCTTGTTGGCGAAGCGGGGGCCGGACCTGGCATTATGCCATCAGAAGAGATCAAAAGCTGGGTCTTGGTTCATCGTCATCAGCACGCCGTTCGTTTCAAGCGGAACCTGCTTGCCGTCGAGATCGAGAAAAATTCAACATCCATGACCCCACTGTTACGCCCTGGCGATGTTGTGCTTGTGGACCGGGACGACTTCAAGCCGAATAAGGCAGGCGGTATATTCTTGGTGCGCGAGCCTGGGCCTAGCGGCGGTGGTATGGTTAAGCGCGTGGCCACCAGGCAGCAGAACGGAGATATGGCCATTACGTTTTACAGCGACAATGCTCCCGAAAATCCGCCGCAAAGCTATAGCCTGCGAGAGGACTACGACGGGGAAATCTCAAATGCCATCGTTGGGCGGTGTGTGTGGTCATGGTCTGACCTGATGGGGAAGTAACGCGACAGCAACACTTTGGGGGAACGCGCCATGGACTTTGCAGAGTCGATTAAGGTTCTCGCCGATAAGGCACAAAAACTCCGGGACAGCCTAAAGACGGAAGAGGCGACCAAAATGGCTTTGGTTGCTCCTTTTATACAGACCCTTGGCTACGATATGTTCAATCCGCTGGAAGTAGTGCCGGAGTTTGTCGCAGATATAGCTGGGAAAAAGGGCGAGAAGGTGGACTATGCCATCATGCAGGACGGCAAGCCCATCATTATCATTGAGTGCAAAAGCTGCGGCGTTAATTTGGACGAGGTAAAACGAGAGCAACTGCATCGCTATTTTCTAACGCTTGATTCCAGCATCGGAATTCTGACGGATGGTATTCGTTACCTGTTCTTCTCCACAGCCGATGACGGGAAGAATATGGACGCCGCGCCATTCATGGAATTCACCCTAGACAACATAGATCGGGTCTTGCTCCCTGAATTGCAAAAGCTTTGCAAGGGGAAATTCGACCTGAAGCGAACACTAGACACCGTCGCTGAACTGAAATTCAATCGGCAGGTAAAGCTGGCTCTCGCAGGGAACCTTGAAAACCCGGATATGGGATTTGTGGACTGGCTGCTTTCCGAGGCGGGGATCAAGGGGCTTTTCAAAAAAACCAAGGAAGAGCGATACACACCTTGGACAAGACGGGCCTTCAAGGAGTTTATCGCGGAGCAGGTGGACAGTCGGCTGAAAACCGCCTTGGAGGCTACCTCGAAAAAGGGGGAAGATCCCGAAGTTGCTACCATTACAACCGCTGCAGAACCAGAGATCACAGAGAATGAATGGCAGGCGTATTACCTGGTTAAGTCCATCCTAATGGGCATCGTCGAGCCAGAGCGGATTTTTATTAGGAGCCTGACGGGGAAAGGAAATTCAAATATCGTTCTGGATAATTCCCCATACAAGACGCTCTTGCGACTCAATTTTAACAAACCAGAGAAATTGTCCGTTGGCCTCATTGGCGAAGATAAAAAGAACAATTTCATCGTCATCGAAAAATTAGACGACATTTTACAGCATACCGAGATCATCCGGGCAACGGCAGCCAGATATTTTGCCGAAAAATCTAAGAAGTCCGAAGAAGCAACAAGCAACCAAGCGTAGGGATGATGCAATGAAGCGGATAGTTACCTGCTTGGCTTGTGTGGGGTTTTTATGCGTTACCGCTGCGGCATACGCGCTCGACGCAAAGCTCACAAACGTCATCCCTAAACGGTATGCCTTGCTCGTGATTACTGGGGCAGAGCCAGGACAACCATTGGATAAAGAGGCCGTCCTTGCTCTAGCCAAAGAGCAGTTTGAAAAGGCGGACGTGAAGCAGTTTCAATGGGCTGTCTATGATAAAGGGAAAAAGTTCGGTGACGGTCTTAGAGCATTGGGAGAAATGTACAAAGAAAGAATAAAAGCAATCGAATTTCATGAAATACAAGAGAATGAGATTGTAACAGGAAAAGATGCTGAAAATATGCTCTGTTACATAACAACTCCCAGGGAATTGTATGAGGCATACTCCGACAATGAAGTCGTCGCTGATGACGACTTCAAGGGCAAACTGGTATGTTTGAGCAAGATCAAGGTTCCGCAAGTAGCCAAAGACGCCTTTGATAGGCCATACATAAGCATAGACATTGATAAATATGGGGCACATACACTGCATATCTATCTGGACAAAAAAGATCCCTTCCTGCGTGAGATCAAAAGAGGCTCTATCATTGACGTCAGAGGGTATCCGAAGAGATTTGTCATGCAGTCTGTTATGATGGATGGCGCGATTGTATCCAGTGCCAGCGGGAATTCTGTGCTTCTTGACGGAAAGGTTGTGCCACTCAAGAATACTTCCGATAAACCAGACCCCACAGCGAAGGGTGACAAGAAAAAATAGCTATAAGGACTCCCTATGAAACCCCTCATCCTCGCCCTGGCAATGGTCTTCTGCCTCACCGCTGTTTTCAACGCTTCCACCGCCCAAGCGCGCGGTCATGGCCACTCCCACCGTGCAAAGACCGTACACGTCAAGTCGTACCGCAAGAAAGGCACTACAGCCTCGGTTCGCGCGCATACTCGCTCAGCGCCGAGACGGTAGGATGGGGCGCTTATATCCCCTGTTGCTGCTTGATGTTCCGTAGCCAGGTGTTTGCGAAAGAAGCCAGATCAGCCTGCATCCTGCTGCTGAATGTGGCAGGAAAGCTATAGCCATTATCTCCGGGGCATGAATCCCTGAAATTCACGGCGCTATGGTAGATCCCGGCGTAATCATTCTGGAGGCTGCAGGGGATTATCTGCCCGTCGGGGGAAATCCAGAACACCATGTCTGGGTCTGCCATCAGATCGCCGTTTTGTTCGCCGTAGTGAGACAGAGCCACCTTGTCTTTGGAGAGGCGATTCACGCACAGCGGCATGAACGCGCCGTCCGTATTGTCGATTTTGATGTGTTCGTCGCCTTCGGCGGCGAGGCGGCCCAAGATGGTGTTGAAGACGCCCGCCGCGTACTTGTTGAGAGATTTCATGGCTACCACTCCTATTGTGTGACGCGGTTTTCGAGGAATCTTCCGGCCATAAAGCGAGCGCGGGCGACTGAACACGCGTATTCAGCCTTCTTGAACTTCCTGTAATTCTGCCTGTTCGGTCTTTTCAGCCAACACTGGAGAGACTTCCACATGGCGTCAGATTCCCTGTTCCAGTTGTCCGCAAGTTCGCGCTGCCCGCACATTTCGAGGTTCATGGCTGATTTCCTTCTTGCCTTTCGATTTGGGCCGGGCTAGGCTTGCCACTCATGGCTGAGCTTGGGCCTAGTCCGGGCTGAAGGTTGAGGGCCGTTAAGCGTTGCTACCGCTTAGCGGTCTTTTTCCATTCCGCGCGCAGCCTGCGTTTCATGGTCACCATGCGCAGGGTTGCGCGGAGCCTGTCCGCAAGCCGCATATCCGCATTCAGCGTCCATGCCCGCCTGAGACCGCTCATATTTCTCACCTCCCTTCCGGATCGGTTTTGAGGCTCTCGGAGTTTTCCGGGGTGGCCTCACTTCCATGACTATTTTATGGCATGGAATCACAATAAAGTCAATAATATCAATAAATTATATCATAAATTTTCGAGGCATGCCCGATTTATGCGCGGGAAACGCGCGGTTTTCTCCGCATGTGCGGACAAATGACTTGCTCTCTTTTTCCCAGGAGTTCAGGCGTGTCTGGAGATGCTACAAAAGCTGTCCCTGCATGTGACTCTGTCCGTATTCTGGCACTACAACGCCAAGCGCCATCTCAAACCATTCTGCGACCATTCTGCGGTGACAGTAATTCTTCCAGGTGAACGGCGGGCGCTCAAAGCACAACAGAACAGGCTCCGCACCACCAGTCATGGCGTGCAGTTCATCCCACATCCGTTGCGGGTCGAGCGGGCCAAGGATCTCCAGCCTAAACAGCCGTTCGTACTCGTTGCGCGGAACGGAGTTGAACCACACTCCCGGCGCAAGCTTACGGCAGACAAGGAAGCCCGGAGAAATACCACGTGGAACAGAGCGGGAAATGGCGATGCGGCCAGACCCGTTGAACGTGAAAAACGACGCTGTTTGCATACATGCCCCATGAAGAGGATTTGATACTCTTTTTATACAGCAACACATCGAGAAAAGACACTTTTTTATCGTCGAGCGAGGCAAAATGTTTGTCGGCGCAATAAGCAAAAAACTCTGCTGGCAGCTTGTTACTCACATCCCATTTGGAGAGTGGGGTAAGGTGTTCATTGGATGCTCCGGCTCTTTCCGCTCCGAAAGCGTCATTGGAGCGCGTTTCCCTGATGTGTCCATCTACAGCAATGATGTGTCTTTTCTGTCTTGCGCTTTGGGTGCGGCGGCCACAGGTAAGTCTTTTCCGGTACGCTACACGGGCGAACTTGATTTTTTGGAGCCATATGCCGGGGATGATCCCTTGTCCGCACTGGCTGCCGCTGGGGTGGCCCTGGAATATGCCGCGTGTTCAAAGCGCAACCGCTACGGCCAGGAAAAGCGCAAGGCAGTCATCGCTGAAATGGGCAGGCTGTATGCGGCGAATCTGGAGAACGCGCGAAAGCTTCTCGCTGTATTGCGAATCGAGGAGTTTTATCTGGGGGATTTCCGGCAGCAGATCGACAGAGCGAAGGATCAGGGTGGCGGATTTTTGAGCTTCGCACCTACGTATCGGGGCGGATATGAGCGCCTGTACAAGGCGCTGCACGAGAATATCGAGTGGGATGCGCCCACGTATGACGTATGGGATCCAAAGCAGACGCCACAGCTCATTGAGGAGTGCGAAGCAGCTGGCATTCCCTATGGCATCATTTCGGACCAGCTCTTTGAGGGACAATCCCCGGCGTTTCTGTTCTCCGGCAGCGGGCACCCTGTCTATGTTTATGGCAAGGCTCCGGCCAGCTTGCGCGTGGACCGGGCAAAAGTGCAGCCGTTCAAGTACCAGCCTATTGATCCCGCAACCATGACGGAAGACAGCCAAATAGGCATCGTGGCAGTGCCCGCCGCGCAGATCGCCTTTCTGAAAAGTATCTATCTCTCCAAGGGGATCAAGTTCAAAAGCGGCATGGCAAATTTCCTAGTCCTCGTGGATGGCGCGGTTGTCGGTGGGATAACTTACAACCAGACACAATATGGCGACCGCAACCGCGAGGTTTATATCTTGAGCGATTTCGCTATTCGCGGTGAGCGCCGTCTGGCCAAACTTGTTGCGCTTATTGCAACGTCTTCCGGTTTGACCGGGCAACTGGACCAGCAGTGGCTGACCCGCATCGAGCGCGTCTTCACCACGGCTTTTACCAACAAGCCAGTCAGCATGAAATACCGGGGCATCTTCGACATACACAGCCGCAAGCCGGGGATGATTAACTATGCCTCCACTGTACGAGAGGCAACGCCCCAGGAACTCTATGTGTTCTGGTGGAGGAAATATGGCGCAAAAGCTTGAAACGAAGATCGAGCGCAGGCGGTTGGCAGATCTTATTCCGCTGACCCATAACGCTCATTATATGGACAAGCGCGAGTTCGACCAGCTTACGGACAACATTCGGCGTGACGGCGTACTGACCTCTCTGCCAGTTGTTTATGACACCGATACGCCTGGCGAGATTCTTTCCGGCAATCACAGGGTCAAGGCAGGCATACAGGCTGGCGTTGAAGAGGCTGATTGCCTGGTAATTCTCTCTCCTCTGACCAAAGAACAAAAGCTGGGCATCCAACTCTCCCACAACAGCATCCACGGCAAGGATGATCCGAACCTTTTGCGAACGATGTATGACCAGATCCTTTCCCTGGACTTCAAGCAGTATTCCGGCTTGACCGACGACGACTTCAAGATCGCTGAGGTGGACCTTGTGCCCTTGTCGTTCTCCCAGCCGGAAACGGAAGACGTGACCATCGCCTTCCTCACTGCCGACAAAGAAATTTTCCTGCGCGAGGCCAAGCGCATCGGCAATCTGGCTGAGAAGAACACCGTTTTAACTGCGAGCATGGCGGACTTTGACACATTCCATGAGGCGGTCTTCCGTGTGCGCTCGAAGTTCGGAATCATCAATTTAGCCCTGGCTCTCAAGGTCATGGCGGAAATGGCACTGGTAAAACTTGCGGAACTGGGAGCCGAAGAAGACGCGGATCAGGACACGGAGACAGGTCATGCCAGCTAAGCCAAAAAACAAGGTGGGCAGGCCGCATGTACCGTTTAATCCGACTCATGCACAGACCGTATGGGCAATGTCACAATACGGAGTTCCGCAGGAAGACATCGCGGCCGTGATTGAGGTCAGCGTCGAAACGATGGTCAAGCTGTACGGCGCAGAACTCCGCAAGGGCAAGGCCATGACCAATGCCAAGGTCGGGGAAAGGCTCTTCAAGAAGTGCGAGGACGGAGATACCACCGCTCTGATTTTCTGGGCCAAGACACAGATGAAGTGGAAAGAGACGCAGCGGGTTGAAACGTACACGCCTGGTGTGGCCGAGTTTGAGCAAAAGGCACTGGACGCACGGGATCGGCTTTTGGAGTTACGCGCGGAACGGGCAGGACAGGCGTCTCGAAAAAAGAGGTAGTGAATTTATCGGGGCTATAAAAGGGGGCTATTCGTGACGAGTCGGTACGACCTGCGCGGAAGGAAGGCCATTCTGGCTTTCTGGAGGCTCTCGAAGTGGGGGGCTGTGATGAAAAAGATGCAATATGGCGCACCCATCATCAAGGAGCCGGACGGAACATGGGTGGCCTCTTCAAGCGACTTGGACGCATGGAGCGCAGGAGAACGGCCTGCGGTACGCGAAAGTACGTGATGGTACGCAAAGGTACACTCCCCGCCGCTTAAAAAATGTGACTCATGTAGGCGCATGAATCCCACAGAAACCCTATCACTCGCCATCAATCCCGCGCTCGACCGTCTGGCCGCGCACAAAATCCCATCATCCGACAGCGCTCGCGCGATGCTCTACGCGATTGGGCTGCAGGAAAGCGCTCTCAAGTATCACTGGCAGCTCATCAGCGGGCCGTATCCCAGAGGCCCGGCGCGTGGTCTGTGGCAGTTCGAAGCTGGCGGCGGCGTGGCCGGTGTGCTGGCTCACAAGTCATCGGCTGTGACAGCGCAGCATTTTGCCCGTGAGTTCGCGGGTTCCGTCAACAGCTACGCCGTGTGGGCTACGCTGGCCTACGAGGATGTGTTGGCCGCCGTGTTCGCGCGGCTGCTGCTCTGGACCGATCCTAAGGCGCTCCCGGCCCCTGTGGCCACAAGCGAGCAAGCGGCGTGGGACTACTATAAGCGCAACTGGCGTCCCGGCGCGCCACACCCGGAGAAATGGGCCGCCAACTGGAAGGCCGCGTTGGACGTTCTCAAAACCGCCAAGGAGATCGCATGAGCGCATTTCTGCAAAAGTACGGTTGGAAGACCCTAGCCGGGACGATCCTGCTGGCACTGGGGCAAGTCGCCTCATCATGGCCAGTCTTGGCCCCGTATAAATCCATTCTGGACGCCGTGGGGATCGCCCTGGGCGGCATCGGCATCATCCATAAGGCCGCCAAGATCGAGGACGCCGTGGACACCGTCGAGGCCGACATGGAGAAACCCCATGCGTAAGCTCGCTACCGCTTTGCTCTGTGCGCTGTGTCTGTCTGCGTGTGCATCATTCACGCCAGAAACCGCTCTCCATGCGTCTGACGCCGCACATCAACTTGCGGGCGCGGCCCAGGCTGTCGCCGACCTAACGCAACACCCCTTGACGCCAGCCACCGAACAGCAACTTGCCGGGTGGCTCAAATGGGTGGACGTGGCCGTCGAGGCCCTCAAGATTACGGCTCCTCTTCTTGGGAAATAGTCACCGAGACAGCGGCACATGATAGACCCGGGCTCCTCGCTCAAATCGACGCAAGCCATCCACACCTGGGCGGATCATAAAGACGTGATCTTCAATGTGGGCAAGGTCTCTCTTTTCGCTGGCTTCCTTGGGGGGACCATAGCCTTTATGCGCAATCTGCATAAACGCCACATCCCTTTTGGCTGGCCCCTGTTTGTTTTTTATGCGTCCAAGGTCGGTTTTGGGTGCATGGCTGCGTATTTGGCTCTGTTGGTTGCTCCTTTCTTTGGACTCGGCGATTCTGTCCGGGCCGAAGAGGCGATTGCGATCCTTTACGCCACGTTAGGGAGCGAATTCGTAGGACTTCTCATGCGGCGCATCCTTGGGGCGCAGTCTAGCGACCTGGACGAGATTTGTAAGGACGCTAAAGACCAATGATATTCCCCATGTTCGACTACGCAGACCGGGTCGCTGGGGAGAACAAGACCCCCTTCATCGACCTGCCGTACCTGCATACGCTCTGCGATGCGCTGCAGGATTGCGTGTCAGGATGCCTGCCGAACAGGGCCAAGAATCTCGCCTGCTGCATCGCGCCAAGGCATTACAAGACTACCTTCGGGGGCCGCGTTTTCCCGGCCTGGTCCTTGGCCGAAGTAGCGCCTGATTGCGAGTTCATCCTTACGTCGTACTCTGAACGCTTGGTCGTGGACAGCGCCATCGCTATACGCCAGATCATCACCCAGCCCTGGCACATGGACCTCTATCCGCATCTGCGGATTTCCACGGAAGACAGCGATCTCAAGCACTACTTTAAGACCACGGCCGGGGGAAGTCTGTATGCCGCGCCCATCGGAGGCGTCATTACCGGGTTTGGGGCCGGAAAGGTGCGTCAGGGATTCGGCGGGGCCATTATCTTTGACGACACGATGAAGGCGGCCGACGCAAGGTCCGAAACCATGCGTCAGAACGTGATTGATTACTACAACAACACGCTCAAGAGCCGCCGTAACTCCATTCACAACACGCCGATCATCCTCATTGCCCAGCGTTTGCACCCGGATGATTTGCTTGGGTGGATTCTCAAAAACGAGCCGGAAGACTGGCATATCGTCACATTTCCAGTTGTACAGGATGGGGAACTGCTCAATCCGGTCACGACCTCTTTGGAGTTCCTGGAGAAGCTTAAGGCCGTGGCCCCGCACACGTATTGGTCACAGTACATGCAGTCGCCCATGATTCAGGGCGGCAACATCATAAAGCTCGACTGGTGGAAGACCTACAACCCGGTCCAGGGGCGGCGCGGCGGCCTTATCTTTCTCACGGCGGACACCGCCTACAAGGCCAAGAGGGAAAGCGACGCCTCAGTCATCCGGGCCTGGGAAGGAACGCGCGAGCATCTCTACTGCCTTGATGCGGTCTATGGCCGTTGGGAGTTTCCGCGCCTTCTCGAAGAGGCGCAGAAGTTTTGGGCCAAATGGCAAGGGCAGGGCGCGCGTGAGTTCTGGGTGGAGGACGCGGCCACAGGGACGCCCTTAGCGCAGACCATGCGCGACAATGGCATACCGGCTGAGGACTGGCGGCCAGCTGATTTCGACTTCCCCAGCGACAAGGTGGGCCGCATGAACGAGGCGGCCTGGTCCGTGCATGGCGGGATGGTGCTGATTCCAGAGGGCATGGCGGAAGTCGTTATTGATGAAAGCACCAAGCTCCATACCGACGTGCAGTCCAAAGTTATGGTGGAAGAGTGCGCGGCTTTCCTGCCGGACATGTCCCATCCCCATGATGACCACTGCGATACCCTGACCATGGCCGTGTCGTTGTGGCGTTCCGCTGGCGGCGGAGTGATGGGGGTCAGGAAATGATGCGCGCGAGACGCCAGGCCGTAGTGCCCCGCAACCGCGTGAAGAACATGCTGCTCACTGGCGGCGGCGCGGAAACCCTGCAAGATCGCGGCTCACGATCCACGGCCAGCCAGCACACGCTTAATCCCTACTTCAACAACAACTTCATGGCGCGTTGGCAGGAGTATGTGCGCTGGTACATGACCTCCTGGGAAGCGCAGAAGATCATCAACATTCCGGTCGAAGATGCTCTGCGCAAGCCCGTCGAGTTGCGTGGGCTTCATCCCGACGACGAGAAGCAGATTTGGGACGCCTACGACGCCTTTGACGCTGACCGCCAGATTCGCCGGGCGCTCATACAAGAGCGTCTTCTGGGTGGGGCACTTATACTGCCGGTGTTCATGCGGGACGACGACGAGAAGACTTCCGACAGGCTACGTTACGACACCTTACGGCCGGGCGATCTGAAAGCGCTGAACGTGGTGGATGTGTCTCGCCTGTCCCGGTCGAGCTACGAGACCGACCCTTTCAGCCCTGACTACGACCGTATTGACAGCATCCTGGTCAACGGCGTCGAGGTCCACGCCTCGCGGTGCTGCATCCTGGACGGCAACGCGCTTTTCAGCCGGACGGCGCAGACTGTCCTGGAAAACTACCGCTTCAACCCGGTCGGCTTCGGCGAATCCAAGCTTGCCGCGCTTTACGACCTCCTGAACCGCGTCATCGGGACGCAGCAGGGAGCATATCACCTCGTTAATATGGCGTCGTGTCTGCTTCTGCAGGCCGACAACCTGCGAAGCGTTATCGCGGCGGACAGTCCGGCCCTGGCCAAGCTTCGAGAGATCATCGAGCAGCTTTCCATCTATCGCGGGGCCATCGTGGACCTAAAGGGCGCACAAATCGCCCAGCACAGCGCGACCTTCGGGAGCGTTCCAGAGTTGGTGATGACGTTCGCGCAGCTTCTTTCCGCCGCTTCGGACATTCCGGCTACGCGCTTCTTGGGCCAGTCGCCTGGAGGACTCAACGCCACGGGCGACAGCGACCAAACGAACTACTACGACATGGTGGGGGCGTATGTCCGCATGAGGGTCATGCCGACGCAGCGCCGCATATTCGATTGGATGGGTGCGACCCTCTGGGGCTGGCAGGAGTGGACGGCCAAATCGGTCAAGCTGGAACTGCACTATCCGAGCCTCAAGACCCTAAGCGACAAGGAAGAGGCGGACATCGCCCAGATTTACGGCACTCTCTTGCAGGGGCTGGTGCAGAGCCAGGTAATCACCGCCGAAGCCGCGGTCAAAGAACTTATCGAACGCAAGATATTCCTTACGCCGGTTGAGGCCGTGGACTTCCTGGAGACTGACCCCGGAATCGACAATCCTTTGAGCGATCAGCAATTTGGGGAGGTGGCGTAATGCCCATCTTCCTGAATCGAAAGTCGAGAGAACCGCTCCCCAAAGGAAAGCGCCGGATAGCGCCTGTACGGCCGTCGCGGAGCATCGCGGTGAACGTACGGCGAGCCATCTTCAAAGCTTTAGGGCCGCTCACAGAGGAAGTTGGAAACCTTATTCCCTGGCTCCAAGGCACGGCGACTCCGGCCCAAGCCGCGCAGGTGATGCGTGAACTCCAGGATAGGTGGCGTCAGGTCTTTGGCGTAAAGGCCGACCAGATCGCTCGTGCGTGGGTGGCGCACTCCAGCGCTCATGCAAAGGAACGCCTGGAGGCGAGCATCGCCCGCGCTCTGGGCATCGATATGACGCGCGTTTTTGACGATGAAACCGTGCGCGACGCCGCGACACTCATGGAGAACGAGGCCCGCGACCTCATCACCTCCATACCGGCGGAGCACCTAGCCAAGGTGCAGCAGGCCGTCACGCATAACTACATGCAGTTGCCCCTGCCGGAAGACAAGAACCTGGAAGAGTACATTCAAGACCTCACCGGGATCACGCAAACACGCGTGCGTACTATCGCCCGCGACCAGACCAGCAAGATCAACACCGCCGTAAATATGGCACGCCAGACCTCAATCGGGATCGAGGAATATACTTGGCGCACGGCCAAGGACAGCCGCGTCGTGGGCACTCCGGGCGGTCTGTATCCCGAAGGCAATGCCGTACATGGCAATCATTACAAACGTGAGGGGCAGACGTTCCGTTGGGACACTCCGCCGAGCGACGGCCACCCTGGGTACCCTATCAAGTGCCGGTGCTACTCCGAACCCATCATCGACGTGAACCAATTGAAGGAAGCGGCATGAGCGCAACCATCCTCGAAAAATCCTGGGGCAATGCCCGCATCCAGAACTGGCGCGTGGATGATGACGGGATGCTGCGCGTCACGGCCCACATCCTGAAAGAGGGCGTCTATCCCTACGGCGCGGACGAGACGAAATCGCAGGCCGTTCTGCCGGGCGTTGATCCAGTTCAGCAATACATACCCGCGTCCGAGTTCACCGATGATGCCCTGACCAGCCTGGAAGGCAAGCCCGTTGTCATAAACGCCCACGAATGGCGCGACGCGGAAAATACGCTCGTGGACGGCCTTACCGTCGGCACTATCGCCGGACGGCCAACGGTCACGAATGATGGGTGCGTCGAGTGCGACATGCTCATCTTCGACCCTGACACCATCGAGAAGATCAAGGACCGCGATCTCATTGAGGTGTCTGCGGGATACGACGGAAATCTCATCTTGGGCGACGGCGATTTCGGCGGCCGGCCATTCCACGGCACACAGACGGATCTCAGGTTCAACCACGTCTTGCTGCTCCCCAAGGGCATGGGGCGCTGCGGCTACGGCGTGCGCATCATAAACAGCGGGGAGGGCGGGCCTCCCAAAAACAATGTCGAAGGAGACAGACCTATGCCTACCACTTTGAAAGTGACCGTCGCCAACAAGCTGCGGTCCTACAAGTTTGAGAACGAAGAGGATGCGTCCAAGGCGGAAGAGATGCTGAACGAGGAAAAGACGTTCAACGCCGAAGCGCTGCAAGAAGCCATCAGTTCCAAGCAGGACCTGGAAGGCCAGATGGACGAACTGCAAAAGAAGCTCGATGGGGCCAACCAGGAACTCACCGCAGCCAAAGATCAGATCGAGAAGCTTCTTTCGCCAGAGGCGCAAGAGGGAATGGCCAACGAGTTGAACGAGCAAAAGGACGCCGAAGACGCCATCATCGACGCCGAGACCGATAACATGGAGGGCGAGGATGGCGCGCCAGTCACCAACGAAGAGCAGACCGAGGAAAAAGACGCCTTCGGCAACGCCCTCAAGGGCTGCAAATCCATGGCCGAGCGCCGTAAAACGGCCGTGACCCGCGTTATGAACATGCGCGGCACGAAGGTTGAAGGCTGGACCCAAGACGCCTTTGACGGCGCGTTCAAGCTGCTTGCGGCCAACGCCAAAGTCCATGTGGCGAAGAACGGCCAGCAGCGCACGCTCAATGGGAGCTTGGACATCAAGGACAAGAAGGCACGCCGGACCGGCAACGCCATGCCCCAGACCAACTACGACCGACTGTGCAAGGCGATCAAGGCCAAGAACAGCCGCCCGGAAGAGAACAATATGGCAGCGCTGGCGACCGTCATTGCCAATGCCCTGACCAATGCCGCCAGTGGGCGGTAGTCAAAAGGAGAAAATCATGCCCAACAACATTTTCAGCCCTGAGCGCAACGACTTTGCGCAGAGTTCCTACAAAGACCAGCAAGCAACGGCTCTTGCGGGTCATCTGGCCTTCGCCAGCGACAAAAACCTTGTGGACGCCTTTATCGTCGGACCCGTCGGCCCGGACGGACTGGAAGCCGGTCTCGCGGTTATCGCCGGGGCCGCTCCCGACGTGCAGCGCGCCGGACTTAACGAGCAGGTGGTCACACTGCCTGCGGCTGACTCCACCGCTGACGACATTATCGGCATCGTGGCGCGCAATCAGCAGATGCGCAGCAACACCGCTGGCCGCGCCTGTTTCTTTGCTGAGGATATGTGCAACGTGTGCCGCACCGGACGTTCCGGCGGCCGTATCTGGGTACAGGTTGTGGACGGCGCACAGCCCGAATTGGACGGCGCGGTCTCGGTTGTCGTGAAAGGCACTGACGCGGGCAAGTTCGCCGCTTCCGGCGGGGTCGTCGTGCCCAACATGAAATTCAAAAGCGCGGCCGTTGACGGGATCGCTCTCGTCGAACTGTCGTAAGGAGGGACCATAGCCATGGCCATCAAATACGGAAACGGACCGACTTACGGCGCTCAAGGCAACGTACAGGCAGCCGACATCGCCTTATCCATCCATGCGCAGGTGGATTCCAGTTTCTACGACGTTTTGTACCCCGATCACGAATGGTACGGTATCCTGGGCGAGACCCAGGTAATGCGCGACATCAACGCCGGGGCCACCAGCTACGCCTACATCGTCCGCGACAAGCACGGCGCGGCCGCCTTCGTGGGCAACGGCTCCAATGACAATATCCCCAAGGTCGGACAGTCGGCCGGGGCGGTACAGGTTCCCGTGGCCTATGCGGCCGTGGGAGCGGAGATCACCAACGAGGATGCCCGCCAGTACGACTTCGGCTTCAACGGCAACCTGGCCCAGGATCTCGGCGAGGCTATGCGCAAGGCGTCGGACAACCTGACCGAGACCTCCATCATCTTCGGCAACGACTCCCTCGGATTCCTGCCTTGGATCAACTACCCCAGCATTACGTCGATTATGGTGGGCAAAGGCGCTAGCGGGAAAACCACCTGGCAGGACAAGGAAGGCGTTGAGATCGTGCGTGACGTGAACGCCGTGCTGAACGCAATCTGGGTGAACAGCCGCATGATTATGAAGCCGCTCAACGTCTTCATCCCGCTCACGCAGTTTACCTTGCTGAATGAAGTGCCCATCGTCATCGGCGGGACCGGCACGGCCATGACCGCCATGGAATACCTGCGCAAGAACAACGTGGTGACGCAGCTTACCGGGAAAGAACTGGACATACGGCCGTCCCGTTATCTGGCGGGCGCTGGTGTGGGTGGAACGGATCGCCTGGTGGCCATGGACCGCCGACCGGAGAACCAGTGTCTGCCGTTCCCGCTGCCCTACATGCTCTCGCAGCCCATTCCGGCCCCGCTGGCAGCTGAACTGTACGCCGAAATGAAGGTAGGATCGTTCCACGTCCGGCAGCAGGGTTCGATGATGTACGCGGACGGAATCTAAGGAGGCTACGATGGCGAAGGCAGCGAAAAAAACACAACCGGAAGCGGTCACAGAGGCTGCTCCGGTCACAAAGGCCCCTGTTGGACGTACCGTCCTGGTGCTGACCAACTGCACGGACTCCCCGCGCGGGATCATGTTCAAGAAGGGCATCGTCATCTTGCAGGGGCGCGAGATGCGCCGGATTCCCGTTGATGAACAGGACGAAATCAAGGCCATGTTCAAAAACGAGACCTTCCAGCGTTTTGTGGACAACGGCATCTTCCGCTTGGCCGAGATGAAAGATGGCGAAGAGAGCGCGAAGGTCGCGACCCCGAAGCCTCCGGCTGATCTGAACCAGACCGTCAAGCCGGACAGTCTGGAACATTCGGTCGGCACGTCCACGGGTTCCAGGGCCAAAGCGCCTGTCGTGGTGGAGCATCAGACCGGGGGGCCGCTCCCGGATCAGAAAACCACGACCAAGGCGTAAGAGACGGCTATGTCCTACGACTGCAAAGCATTTATCGCGGAATACCCGGAGTTCGGCGCTCCACTGCCAGAAACAGCAGTGGAGCGGCAACTCAGGCAATCCGCGCTCATGCTTAACCCCGGAGCGTGGGGCAAATGGATTGAGATGGCGCGGGGATTGTGGACCGCGCACTATCTGGCGTTGGAATACGACATCAGCGCGAAAATCCTGGAGCTTGGAAAACACAGTCCCTATGACCTGGGCCAGACCATCAACATGGTGGCGAACACCAACGGGCTTACCCAGGGGAAAGCGCCCTCACTCATGCTCACAGGGGATAATCCGCTTCTCGCGGACTTCGGCCGTACCGACTACGGCCTTCGATACCTGAACCTCTTGTACACGGTCGTTGCGCCCGGCGATGTGGTTTATTCGCCGGACACCTCGGACACCTTGGAGGGGCGGTAGATGAGCGTCAGCGTCAAACAGACGAACCCTAAGTGGCTCGAAAAGCTGAAACTTCGCTACGAGCAGGAACCTCTTGAGGCGGCCGTTGGTTTCCCCAGGGGCAAGGGCGGTGTTGCGAGCGCCCATTACGATACTGGGGCCAGCATCCTTGAGGTGGCCATCTGGAACAACTTCGGCATGGCGACGATGCCGCGCCGGGCGTTCATGGAACTGGCCGGAAAGGAAATGCAGGCCAAGTTCAGAAAGATGATTCACGACGCGGTGAAGCGCATCAACTCCGGCGAGATTACCTTGAAGACCGTTCTCAAGGCGGCCGCGCAAATGGGCGAGGCGGAAATCCGCAAAGCCATTACGGACGGAAGCTGGACCCCGAACGCTCCGGCAACCATCAGGCGTAAAAAGTCTGCCCAGCCGCTGATCGATACCGGGGCCATGCGTAAATACGTCACCAGCGACGTTCGGGCGAGGACGAGATGAGCATCCTGCCCATGAACTTCGACGCCGTGTTGGCCGCATTTCAGCATCCCGCGTTGCTTCCATGCACGGACACGATAGGGAGCTACGTGGACGGTCAATGGCAGGAAGAGGACGCGGGGAACCGGGAAATCAAGGCCATTGTGCTGGCCATGCCTGTCGCCAAGCTGGAGTTCTACAAGGAGGGCGACGCCTCGGCGGCCGGGATCATCCTCCACACCAAAAACACGCTGTACTTCTCGGACATCGACAACGCCGGGCAGGAACAGCGGCAGTCCTATATCGAATATCAGGGCTACCGTTTCCGGGTGGTGGGCACGGGCTTCATGCTCGGAAACTCGAACTTCAACTGCTACGAGGCATTGAGGTTCTTCCGATGATCCTAACCACGCAGAACGTGAAAAAGCTCCTGGTGTCCACCCTGGAAGGCGTGACCGGCCTTGAGCCGGGCCGCGTCACCTGGGAGGCCACGGGCGGCCCGCGCCCGCCGGAAGGGCTTCGTTGCTCTTTGTGGTGGAAGGGGTTCGAGCCGTTGGCGCAAAACGTGGGTGAATACCGCGACGTGTCCGCGCCGGACACCTACGACAAAGCCACGCCAATCATCCAATACTTGCGCAACGAAACCTTTTGCGAGGTGCAGACCTCGTTCTGGGGAGACGGCGCTTTCGATAAAGCCGCGGCAACCGTGGGCGCTCTGCAAAACGACAACCGCAACTTCGATCTGTGGAGAATCCTCGGCTACGGCGGTATTGACGCAATTCAGGACATCAGCGCCTATGCCGGCGCACGCATCCAGCAGCGCGCTTTCTTCAACCTCTCATTTTATGCCTGTTTCGGCGCGGATTACCCCGTGGACTGGTTCGACGTTTCGCAGTGGGCCATCAAGTACGCCGGGACGGTGACGCAATTCGAATACTCAAAGGAGATACACGATGAGCCAGCTTCCCGTTGTTTGTCCTAAAAATCCGCTCCCGCGCGACCTGGACGTGGAGGTGACTATCTCCAGGCCCATAGCCGAGATCGCAACAGATATGACGCTCATGGTCTTTCTGACGCCTGATTTCGACGTACCCCCGAATAACGGCCGGGTGCGCTATTACTCTACAATGGCCGCCCTCCTGGCGGACACCACGATGGGTAGCGCCATGTACTTTGCCGGGCGGGCCTTCTTCGACCGCCCCGTGCGGCCGCTTACCCTGGCCGTGGGCCGGGTATGCGAGAATCCCGTTGCGGCTGGTCTGCTCACCGGCAGCATTGACTATGCGTCGCTTGGCAAGGTCACGGATGGGGCTTTTGACATTATGGTCAATGGGGCCTTGGTCAGCGTGGCAGGCCTGAACTTTGCCGGAGTCAAAGACGCCGCCGGGGTGGCGGCGGTTCTGGCAGCCCAGATAACCGGAGCGGCCGTATCCGTGAAATGGGGCGGTGTGTCCATTGAGACCGCCGTTTCTGGCGACGAGGCGACACTCGACTATGCCGCGGCTCCTGAATTGGGAACGGACGTTTCCACCATGCTCGGATTGACCCAGGACTCCGGCGCGCAGCTTTGGCAGGGATACACCCCGCAAGGTTTGGCCGCCGAAGCGGAGCTTGTGCGCACGGCCTCGCGCTGCAATCAGCGGCCGCCCTATGGCTACACCATTGATGCCAAGTACCGGGACACCCAGGCGCAAAAGGACTTGGCCGACTGGGCGGAAGCCGTCACGCCCGCCTGGTTCTCCGCCTGTACCAACTCGGTCGCTGCTTACAACGCGCAAGATGCTACAAACATCGGGTTCTACGTCGCTGACAAGGGCTACAAGCGCACGGACGTAATCTACCACCACAACGCTCAGGTTTACCCGGACGTGTCCTACGCGGCCCTGTTCCTGGCAGTAAACTACAGCCTGCCTAACAGCACCATTACCGGGAAATTCAAACAGCTTGACGGCATCGACCCGTCGCCGCTCACGGAGACGCAGCTATCCGTTCTCGTTGCGCGGCGTATCAACTGCTACGTCTATATCGGCAACACGTCGCGCGTGGTGCGCGAAGGAACGCAGGGGCTGGACACCTGGTACACTGATACACTGGTGAACCTCGACAACTTCCGCGAGGAACTCCAGGTCGAGGTCTATAACGTGTTCCTGCGCAATCCGAAGGTTCCCTATACCGCCGCAGGCCAGAATCTTTTGGTCTCGGCGGTTGCGAAGATTGGCCGCAAGTATGTCCGCAACGGCACGTTCGCCGCGCGCGACGTGGAGGCCCCGGAGTTGGAGAGCGGATTCAAAACCTTGCCCGCTTTTGAAATCGAGCCTGTTCCCGTGGCGTTCGCCACCACAAGCGACCGGGCCATGCGTCTATCACCGCCCATTCTCTTCACGGGTCAGGAGGCCGGGGCGTTCCACAAGGTCAGCGTTCCCGTGAGCGTGTACAGCTAAGCCTGGAGGTAAAAGACAATGGCAAGAAAGGTTTACAACCAAAAGAACATGACGCTCACCGTGGACGGGACCACCATTCAGGATTTCCACGAAGGAGCGACCATCGTGTTTACGCATGACGGCGGTGAGGTGGATAAAACCCAGGGCACGGACGGGGCAAGCATCAACATGGCCACCGACCAGGGTACGACCGTCAAATTCACCCTTCGTGAAACCAGCCGCAGCCGACAATTCCTGGGTGATCTCAAAAAGCGTCAGTACAACGGCGGCGCGGGCGTAACTGTCGTCCTACGCACGGGATCTGATGTGCTGGAAACAATGACCGACGCCTACATCGGCAATCCCGGCGAACTCTCGTCCGGCGACAAGAAGATGGGCGGCATACAGTTCACCATGATGAGCGCCGAAAGCGACACCAGCAACTTGTCCGTTGACGGCGGAAACCTGGCGTCGTCGGGCATCCCCGGCATCTCAGGTCTCTTCTAGGAAGCAATGACATGAACCAAACAAACATGACTTTCGTGAGCGTGGGCGGCAACAAATACGCCGTGGATCTTCTGAACCCTCTGGAGGCCCTCGCGTGGGGGCCTCGCGTGATTGCGCTTTTAGGGCCGTCCATCGGAAAGGTTATGGGTTCCCTTGATTTCGAGGCGCTCAAGGGTGTGGACCTCACGCAGCAGGGGATCGCGGAAGCGGCCGGGCAGTTCAAGGGGCCGCTTGGCGCGCTGTTCTCATGCCTGGGCGAACTGAAACCGGATCAGGTCACGGCGCTTCTGACCGAGACCCTCCAACACTGCTACACGCCGCAAAACGAGAGCTTGGCGGATATGGCCGTCTTCAACCGATGGTTCCAGGAACATCCCGGCGACATGTACCCGCTTGGGGTGACGGCCCTGGTGCATTTGGTGAAGGATTTTTTTCCGAAGTCGCTCGTTACCACAGCGAGCGCGTTCCAACAGAAGATGGGGGCAACGACAGCGACGGCGGCTACAGCATAAGCGTCCCGCCGGGCTGGGAGGCGCGCGCCCATGCGGGCCGGGTCATCGCGGGCGGGGCGTGTACATACACGGACCTCATAAGCGGGAAGATAAGCATCAAGGACTTCTTTGAGATGTTGCGCATCTTGGATTGGAACGACCACGCGCAGCGCAAGGCGGAGATCGCCGCGCAAGCGGAGCAAGGATAGGGGCAATGGCCGTAGCTGACGAACTGACTACCATACTGGGCGTTGAAGTCGCCCAGAACGCAATGGCGAAGCTGGAGAGCTTCAAGAGGGGCTTGGACGGCCTCTCCAAGGCGTTGGTGGGGCTGTCTGTGGTTGCGGCCGTCGCTTGGGCGGGCTTCAAGATCAAGGGTGTGGCCGATGAAGCCAACGAACTGCAAAAGCTCTCTGACAAGACCAAGATCAGCACGGACACACTTCAAGAGTGGGACTACGCGGCCAAGCGGAGCGGCCTGGACGCCAAGGCCGTGCAAAACGACTTGGTTTCTCTGCAAAAAACCATGTCCAGTCCGATTCCCGGCCAGTTCAACATGACCATGGCCATGTTCGGGGTGCGCGCCCGCGATGCGTCCGGGAAGCTCAAGACCACGGATCAACTCATGGGAGACATGGCCGAGAAGTTCAAGGGCATGTCCACGCAGCGGGCCGCACAATGGGCGTCGAAACTTGGAATTTCCGACGAGACTACACTGCTTTTGCGTAAGGGTCGGGACGGCATTGAGGAACTGCGTAAGGAAGCTCACAAGCTCGGAGGCATCATCCCGGCGGAAAGCATCAAACGGGCGGCGGACTTCAAAAAGCAGCTTGCGGAGTTGCAGTTCGCGTTTCATGGCCTGACATCGCAGCTTGCCATTGCGATGATCCCGGCGTTGTCGCGGGCCGTTGATCGATTCAAAGAGTGGCTAGCCAGGAACCAAGAGTGGGTCCGGTTGGGTCTTAGCTCCGTCATGGAGGGGGTCGTGTCAGGATTTGAACGGTTCTGGGGACAGCTCAAAAAACTGGACGACAAATTACAGCCCGTCAAAGACAAAACTGATGAATTCAAGAAAAAGCTGGACGAGCTTACAGGCGGCATGAGTTGGGCTGAAATCGGCAGCCACCTGATGACGGGGGCATTGGCCGGACTACTTATTTTTTTGGCACCCATCCTCCTTAAATTCGGGCTTTTCGTCTTAGTCGCAATCTTACTTACTATCGCGCTCGAAGACCTCTGGTCCTCTATCACTACAGGAAACGGAAAATTTGCTGATGCGGCAAGGGCGATCAAGAAATTTTACAACGAGCATAAGACACTACTCGACCTCATTGTATATTCTATTGGTTGGTTCTTGGCCTTCAAGGCGGCAATAGCCATTGAGGCCGGGGTAAAGGCACTTGCTACAGCTATAGGAGCTATGGCGATGGGCTTCCGAGGCCTCAATGCGGCAATGAAGGCAAACTTCTTCATTCTCATCGCCTCTCTTGCCATAGCTCTTGCACAGGTAATTTATGAAAACTGGGGCGCTATAAAAGAATGTACGCTGAATGTTGTCAACGCCATTGGAAATGCTTGGGACAGATTCAAAAAATGGTTCTCGGACGGGTGGGATAGAATTGCTAATGCTGTCAAAGGCGTCTGGAACAACTTCAAAGAATGGTTTCTAGGTATCTGGAGTGACATGACCGGGGCACTTCCTGACTTCGGCGCATGGGCAAGCGACTCAAAAGCAAAAATCATCCAAGTATGGGAAACAATAAAACAATACTTCAAAGACCTCTGGGAAGAAATAAAGAGCTATGTCCCCGACTTTGGAGCATGGGGTTCCAAACTGAAAAGCGCTTTTAGTTTCGGTGACAAAAAAGGCGGAGCAGCTTCTAATACCGTGATTCCCATAAACGGGAAACCCGCGCAAATTACAGTCGCCGCACACACTGGGAGACCCGCCATGCAATACACAGACAATAAAACCATAAACCAGACCATATCCACTAGCGATCCGCAGCAGGCGGCGAACGCGGCGGTTACGGCTATCAACGGACCGCCTCCAGCAGCGCTAGGCGGACTTGCACCGGCACATTAAGGCGACGCCATGGACTTTACTTCCCAGACATCCCAGACGGGAGCGCCAGAATACACCGAAGGGCTTCTGCGCGGCGGTCCCCTGGTGGCTGGAGTGGAGGTCTCGGTGCTGGTGTCCGAATCCCACACCATGACGGCCAACGCGACGAAAATGTCTCTGGAATCCGGCGCGCAGGTCACGGATCACGTCATAGTCGATCCAAACGCCGTGTCCGTAGTGTTCGCCATGACCAACGTGGGCAGCGGCGCGGATACGGCGCGGGATGTGTTCGAGACATTCATGCGGATGCGCGATGATCGCGAACTGTTGGAACTGACCACACAGCACCACGTTTACAAGAATATGGTCATTACCAGCTTCGCGCCCATGCACCAAGCTCCCTATAAAGGTGCGCTAAACGTCACGCTGAACTTACAGCAGATCAATTTTGTGCAGATTCAGGCCGTGGGGCGAATGAACGCGAAGGGGAAAACCAAGAAAAAGGCGTCGGCAAAGGTCAACGCGGGCAAACAGGATGCGAAGCCGGTGAATGACAACCCACTGCTAAAGACGGTGTGGGATAACGCAACGAAAAAGAAGGCCGGATAATGCCTCTTGAAATCCCCATCACTCCCGACGGCGAGCGCTTCGTCACCATGAACGTAGGCCCGGACACCTTTATATTCCGCACGTATTTTGCGTCCGGCCAGGACGATCACTGGCTACTCGACATCCAGGACAGCCAGGGCAGCCCACTCGTATCCGGCATCAATCTCGTTCCGGGCGTGGACAACCTGCTCAAGGGCCATGGCGACGTTCTGGACGGCTACCAACTTCATTGCTTGGTGCTTTTCAGCTCGGCCGCTGCACCGGAAGCACCAGGGAACACCATGTTTCTCATCTGGCTGAACCCTGGCGAGGAAAATCCGTTCGTAAACCTGGACCCCATGGAAACCATCGGGACGGATTTGTGGTGAGCGCCATGGCAACGGCAAAAAAACATTCCAGACAGCCAACCCAGGCCAACCCATTGACCCCGTGGCTTCGGCGTATCGTGGTCACACTCGGCCCCCTGGAGGAATGGAGAGGCCTCAAAAAAGGTACAGTGGTACAATTTGAGGCTGACGGCACGCCCAATGGCCTTAAGGTCACGGGGACATTCCAGAAGACGGTGATGGGGATGCCGCAAGCGTCAACCGTCACAGTGACCAATCTGGCCAGGGACACCCGCGACGCCATCCGGGCCAGGCTTACGAAGATCACCGTGGAAGTGGGCTGGCAAAACACGGAACTCCACAAGGTGTTCCAGGGCAGCGTCTTGTCTGTGGTCTCGGAGCGCTCCGGGGCGGACATCAACACCAAGATCAGCGCCATTCCCGGCTACGGAGCCATGGTACGCGGGGTATCGTCAAAGAGTTATGCGGGCGGAACTCCGGTCAAGGATGTGGTCAAGGATATGGCAGGCGACATGCCGGGCCTGACCGTTGCCGACAGTGGAATTGAAGGGCTTACCGGCCAGATCGGCAGTGCAGGGTGGAGCTTTGCCGGAAGCACCAGGGACGGCCTGACGCAACTGGCCAACGAACACGGCTTCTCATGGACAGTGGACGGCGGAAACTTCAAGGCCGTGGGCGATAAGGCCCATTTCGGAAACTACGTGGAACTGACGGGCAACGGCGGCCTTATAAGCATCACGCCGAGCCTAACCGGCCCCATGCAGATACAAAACGGCGTAAAGATAAAGGCACTCTACGTGCCCGGTATCACGACGGGGGGGATGGTCAAGGTCGTGAGCGACATCACCCTAAAGCTCTCCGGCACGTACCGGGTCCACACCATAAACATCAACGTGGACGCCTACAGCGACAGTTGGACCATGGACATAGAGTCCTTCAAGCACAGGTGAGCGATGGCGGACAACAACTGCGTTTCCCCCAACGAAGCTTTTGGGTTGCAATTCTGGCGCATGATGACGCAGGTGCGTTGCGCCATGCCTGGAGTCATACAGAGCTTCGATCCGGCCACACAGACGGCCACGGCACAGCCAGCCATCAAGATGCGGGTGAACCTGGGCGAGGGCGTAAAGCAGATGGACCTGCCCGTCATAACCAACATCCCGGTGGTGCTGCCGTTCGCGCAGACGGCGGGGCTATTGATGACGCTGCCCATCAAGGCCGGGGACGAATGTCTGCTTATCTTCTCCGACCGCTCCATTGACAACTTCCTCCAGATGGGCGGCGTGCAGCCTGCGGTTGGCGCAGGGCCGGACGACACCACCACAACCCCGCGTTCGCACAGCCTCACTGACGCAATCTGCATCCCAGGCGTCGTAAGCAACCCCAAGGCCGTGCCGGAATACAACGCGGACAATATCGAAATCCGGGACAAGGAGCGCAAACAGTACATCAGCCTTGGGCCGCAGGGCATCACCATCACGGACGGGACCGCGACCTGGACCATGAACGGCGGCGAGGTCACATGCGATGCGCCCAAAGGCCTCATTGAGACCAGCCAGGGGCCGATGAAGCGAACAACACCGGCGTATCAGACCATACTTGGCAGCAACGTGGCCATCGACGGTGAAAATCCCAATGGCGAATACGAGATAGACAATACCCTGAAATCCCGCCGGGGCACGTTCATCGACAAGGACAATGTGATTTTGAATACGCACTTGCACACACAAGTCATGCCCGGCGGCGGCAATACTGGGGAGCCTCAAAAATGAGTTGGGACTTGAGGCTCGATCCCCAGACGCGCGATATGGTTCCCGGTATAATCACCGGCCCGGCGGAGATCGTACAGCGGCTTATCACGCGTTTGCAGCGCGAGCTTGGCGAGTGGTTCCTGGACACCGAAGCGGGGCTGCCCTGGTACGGCGATGCTGGCGGAACGCAGTCCGGCGGCCGGGGTATTCTGGGGTCCAAGGTGCAGACTAAGCGCGCCGTGGATCTGCTTATTCGGCGCGAGACCTTGGGCACGGACGGAGTGGAGCGTATCGTCAAGCTGAATACGCTCTTTCCAGGCGGCGGCCGCACATACACCATCTACATGGAAGTCTTCATCACCGGGGCCGGAGTCATGCCCATAAATATGGCGGGAGAATACTGATATGCCCACAGACCCAAGCTCCTACGGCATGACGCCGCAAGGCTTTGTCCCTAAGCGGCTGGCCGATATTCTTTCGGATGTGAACGAGAGAATTGCGGACATTGTGGACCCGGCCACAGGTGAATTTCCCTTTCAGAACGCCTCGGATGATTCAATCCTGCAGCAGGTGTTGGGCGTTGTCGCGGAAGGCATCTCCGAGTGCTGGGGGGCGGCCTATGACGGTTCGGTACAGTTCGACCCGCTCAAAAATACCGGCGCTGGCCAGGCGGGCACGGTGCAGTTGAACGCCATGCTCTTGAAGCCCGGCGGGTACACCTTCATCACTTTGAGGCTTTCCGGCAAGCCCGGAGCGACCATCCCGGCCGGATCGCGCATTGGGACGGAGGACAGTCAGCAGGCATACGTCACCACCGATCCGGCGAGGATTGGGGACTCTGGGACGGTGGACGTTCAGGCAAGGTGTACGGAAAAAGGCCCGTTCGATCCTGCCCCCGGAACGGTCATCTCCATACAGACGCCATGGCCGAACTGGCTGAACGCCACAAACATCGAAACCCTGGCTGTGGGCACTTTGGCGGAAACTGAGGAAGAGGCCCGCCGCCGTCAACAGCGCTCCACATCGCTTACCAGTTACCGCCAAATAGAGGCCATTTTCGCGGCAGGAGTGGGTGTACCTGGCGTCATTTACTGCCGGGCCTATGTGAACAGCAACGTTTATCCTATGGATGACCGCGGCATACCCTTCAAGGAAGTGGCCGTGGTGGCCGAGGGCGGCGACCCGAAAGCCATTGCCAATGCTATATTCCTACGCTTCCCAGTGGGCGTCATCGGCTACGGGAATGTTTCGGAAGTGTTTTACGACTCCCAAGGCGTTTCCTACCCCATAAGTTTCTCGCGGCCGACGGATGTACCGATATTTGTACAGGTGGACGTGGCCATCACCAACCGGGCCAACTTTCCGGACAACGGAGCGCAACTTATTGCGGACGCCATTGTCGCCTATGCCCAATATGGCGGAGTGGGCAACACGGACGGATTTCCGCCAGGCGCGGACATCATCTGCTCGCGTCTGTACACGCCCGCGAACTCCATAGGCGGCCACAAGATTACCAACCTGTCCATTGGGACTGACCCCGGAGCGTTGTCCACAGACAGTATCCCTATCGCCTGGGATCATGTTGGACGCTTCGACGCTTCGCACATCACCGTCAATGTGATTTCATAACGGACAAGCCATGTTTATACCGGCCAGCTACAAAATAGACTTCTCACCCTACCGCAAGAGCTTGGTGGAGCAAGCCCTCGCGCGGCTGCTCTCGCAGCACTACGACAAGTGCGTCCTACGGCAGTTTGTGGCGGCCATCATGGAAGAGGTGGACGCGCTCTACAATGCCCTCATTGACTTGCAGGAGTTTCGTACCCTGTACGAGGCGACTGAATACAACCTCGACGCTCTGGGGCGCATCGAGGGCGAGCCGCGCGCGCCGTACCAGTATGACGAAAGCAAATGGATGTTCGCAGACCGGGACGTGCAGCGCCCGGACAATACCGCCGCGTGGTGCTTGAACGCGCCTTTCGCCGCCTATCTGCCCGTGAATGACGACCAGTACCGGATGAATATCCTCATCCGTATCATCAAAAATCATACGCTGGTCGCGTCCATACCAGAAATCGAGCGGCTAACGCAGATGGCTACCAATACGTTCATTTCCTACGAGAAAACCGGCCCCATGCAGGTGCGGGTGCTTGTGCCCTCAAACATCACCGCAACGGCCTGGAACATCCTGACCCAGGCACGCACAGACATGCGGGCAGACGATATTTTCATGTTCCCGTATCCCGCAACGCTCTGGTTTGACGCGACAGTCATTTACGTGCCGGACAACTGGTTTTGCGCGGACAGAGACAACGAACAGCGGTGCGACCATGCGCCATGCGCTGTGGGCGTACCCTATCAAATTGGAGGAGAATTCTGATGGCTATCAACGAACGCCTTATCACCATGGTTGGCCAGTGGGCGAAAAACGCCCAGACCAACATCCCAATGCCGCCTGTGCCGGGAATATCCTATCGCAATGTGACGCTTGCGCGGGCCGATATTGAGGGGGGCCAAGCCTACGATAAGGTCTATGACTCAGCGCGACACAACCAGATGAAATTTCTTGCGACCGGGCTTGTGCAACAGATCGAGCAATACGGCATTTTGCCGTGGAGTTCGCTGACGAATTATCCGGCGCAGGGCATAACCCTGGGGCTTGACGGTACGCTGTACAGCGCAATTCAGCCGTCAGGTACGGATACGGATGCGGGACCGCAACCGACATCCAATGCGGAATACTGGAAGAATACCATTCCGCAGCCGGAAGAGTTCTGGCTGCTCAAACGCCTGACCGCCCCGCTCACCATCCATGTGGCCACAACGGGCAGCGACGCCACGGCGGACGGCACGCCAGACGCGCCGTTTCGCAGTATTCAGACGGCGGTCAATTACGTCGCCAGCACGTTTTTTTTGGCCCAGTATAACGTCACCATCCAGGTCGCGGCGGGGACGTACCTGGAATCGGTAAAGTTACCGGCCTATATGGCCACGTCGGGGAAAGTAGTTATCACAGGCGCGGGGATAGCCACGATAGTGGCCCCAAGCGGCTTTGCGCCAGACGGATTTCAGTTGATGAAAGCCGTCACTTACAACCTCGAAAATATGCAGATAAACGGAGGAAATAGCGGGATATCTGATACAAATCGCTCCTGCGTATATTGTTCCGCAGGAAGTCTTATTTTGAGTGGGTGTACATTCCTCGTCAGCTCTGGTGATGGCGGGGCTGCGGCTAATCCTATCACCTGCACGTCTGGTGGTAATATCGGATTCTGGAATACTAACGCTATAACAATGACCGCCGCATCTGTGGGAAGCCTAATCCTGTCAAATGGTGGAAGTATCGGTATTAATGGCCCCCTTACAGTGACGGGTACAGTAACGGGGGGAACCGTGTCGTCCAACTACTGCGGGCAGATTACTCGCGGGGCGTCTCAACCGCCTATAAGCGGGGCGGTAACCGGACCACGCTACATCGCGACACGGCTGGGTGTAATAGATTCCAATGGCGGCGGGGTGAATTATTTCCCTGGCACATCAGCCGGGAGTTTATCAACGGGGGCGCAATATGTCTGATTTCAACAAAGACGATTGGTGCTGGCGGCAGGCCGACGGGCGCGTGTGGTCCACAAAGGCGGCGGCCTTCGTGAATAAAAAAACGGCGGCGGCATGGCTGGCGGCAAGCGGCCTGGAGGCGATTCCGCCAGCGCCGAACGACGAAGCGGGCGAGGCCTCAGAGGCGGGCCTGCGCGCCGCCCTGGAATTTTACGGGCTGCCCCTGGGCGAGTTGATGACGCTGGACGAAGCCCGCGCCGCAAAAATCGAAGAGGTATTTGCAGGCTACAGCGCGGCCTTTACTGATGTTGAAAAGGCGTATCCACAATGGGAACGCGAGGGCTGGGCCATGCAGGAAGCAGAGTCCGCCGCGTACCTTGCGGACAGCAAAGCGCCGACGCCGGTACTTTCGGCTCTCGTGCAGCTTCGTAATCGAAGCGAGACAGTTGCCGAATTCGCTGCCGACGTGATGGCGCGCGCCACGCAATACCGTGGCCTGTATGCCTGGTACACCGGACAGCAGCAAAGGATGTACGGCGAAGTCATAGCTCTAACCACAGTGCAGGCCGTGCAGGCGTATCAAGTGACGTATGAGACGCCAATCTTTGTTGAGTAA